TGGGCAACCTCCTCAGTTTGGAGGTGGGTTTGGCGGCGGATTTGGTATGCAACAGCAGCCTCCGAATCAACTACAACAGTCAATTTCTCGGGTGGGCATTAATGCTAATCCCCCCGTGATGGACCAAAGAGTGAGAGAACGAGATCTCGAACTCTCCCCCGGAGTCGCAATGCCGGAGATGGGGCCAAGAGCGACAACAGGCCAAGAACAATTAGATGCAATGCGGCGGCGGCAGCAACAGTTAGGTCCGGCAGGATTCGGGGGACTTGGGGATTTTTTGAAGGGAAGTTCGCCCCCGATAGCTGGAAAGGATTACATTCCTCTCGTTCCAGAAGGCGGAGCTAGCGGTTACGTGCCCCGAGGGGGAGCTGAGCAAGCGGGTCGGATTACCGACATGAGATATCGTGGTCCAGGTCGAGTGTTACCTCCGGGTAGATTTCAACCATTCCCTCAGCCGGGGGGACGGCCTATGCCTCCTCAGTCTGATTACAACCGGAGAGACAGAAGGCCGTTTCCGATGCCACGGCCTCAGCCTATGCCAATGCCTGGATATGGCAATTTCCCTCCCCGGCGAATGCCTGGATATGGAAATTTCCCTTATTCCGGCCGCGATCCCCGGTTGCCGCCAAGGTTTCAACAACCACGGCCTCAGCCTATGCCAATGCCTAGATATGGAAATATTAGACCAGAGCCTATGCCTGGATATGGTGGGTTCCCCGTGCCTATGCCAATGCCTAGATACCAGCCTGCGTTGCCGTCAAGACTTGGCAGCCCCACGATGTACCAAGGCAGGGGCTTCACACCAAACTATGGTGTTCCTAGATCAATGATACCCCCCCAAGAATACCAACTGTTTGATCAGGGTGGCTTGGGCGGCTTTTTCTAATAATGCCTTTAGCAAAAATACAGTTTGCACCTGGTGTCAATAAAGAGGGCACAGAGTACACGGCAGATTCAGGCTGGTTTGACTCCGACAAAATCCGCTTCCGTGAGGGAAGGGTCGAAAAGATCGGAGGATGGCAAAAGCTGGTTCAGTCAGCGTTTCTTGGTGTCGCGAGATCAATACACAACTGGGCGTCTCTTGAGTCTATAAAGTACATTGGGGTTGGGACTAACTTAAAGTTTTATGTGACTGAGGGTAACACCCTAAACGACGTAACGCCGTTGCGGTCCACAACGTCAGCAGGTGACGTTACCTTTGCTGCGACCAATGGCTCTTCAACGATCACTGTGACTGACACGGCGCATGGCGCTGTTGTAAATGACTTTGTGACGTTTAGCGATGCTGCATCTCTAGGTGGCAATATCATTGCTGCGGTGCTTAACCAGGAGTACCAGATAGCCTCAGTACCGACTACAAGCACCTACACGATTGTTGCGAAAGACACGAGTGGTGCAGAGGTAACGGCAAACTCTAGTGACTCTGGTAATGGCGGCAGCTCTGTTGTTGGCGCATATCAGATTAATACTGGCCTAAATGCGTTTGTGCAAGGCACTGGTTTCGGGGCTGGTAGCTGGGGTTCTGGTACATGGGGTAGTTCTAGCAGTGTCTCTGCGTCTGGTCAGCTTCGATTAATTAGCCAAGATAACTTTGGCGAAGATTTGATCTTTAACATTAGAGGCGGTGGAATTTATTACTGGGATGAGTCATCTGGCACAGGTGCTAGAGCCATTAATGCTACAGCTTTAGGCGGGGCATCCAATGTGCCGACTGTTGCTTTACAGGTGATGGTCTCTGACATCGATCAACATGTGATTGCTTTTGGCTCAAACCCCATAGGCTCTAGCAATATTGACCCATTGTTTGTTCGTTTTTCAGATCAACAAAATGCGGCAGATTGGACACCAACAGCAACCAATACGGCTGGTGGTGTAAGAATCAATTCTGGCTCAGAAATTATTGGTGCCTTGCAGGCGAGGCAAGAAATACTGATTTGGACTGACGCCAGTCTTCACTCTATGCGCTTTGTGGGAGCGCCTTTTACCTTTCAGTTTTCAACGTTGAGCACAGATATATCCATGATATCGCCAAAGGCGGCGGTAAACGCGAGGGGATCTGTTTTCTTCATGGATAAAGGTGGCTTTTACGTTTACAACGGATCAGTGCAACCATTGCCGTGTACGGTAAAAGAACATGTTTTTTCAAACCTGAACGAAGATCAAGCGTTCAAGGTATTTGCAGCGGAAAACAACGCATTCTCTGAAGTGATTTGGTTCTACCCTGTAGGTAGTGGTAACACAGAAATAACAAACTATGTCTCGTACAACTACGCAGACAATCTCTGGTCTGTCGGCACCCTAGCGAGAGGGGCATGGGCCGGTGCTTCAGTGAGGAACAAACCGATAGCGTCAACATGTGTTGATAGTAACTCTGCGGTGAACTACTTGTTTGAGCATGAAGTAGGCCACGACGATGATGGATCAGCGATGACGGCTTTTGTTGAGTCCGGTGATTTGGAGATCGGTGATGGCGAGCGGTTTATGATGATTAGCAGGATACTGCCTGACTTTAAGTTTAGCGGTTCTACGAGTGATGCATCAGTTGACTTGACGGTAAAGGGAAGCAACTTCCCACTGGAAGACCCAAGCACTCTGGCGACATCAAGTGTCACCTCTTCGACAAAGCAAAATCATATCAGGGCTAGGGCCAGGCACACCGTGCTAAGGGTGGAAAGCTCTGGATCGGGGTACGGATGGCGGCTAGGTAGCTTGAGGTTTGACATGAGGCAGGACGGAAGACGCTAATGGCAACCACAAGAAAGACAACGTTACCTATCCCTTCACCAGTTTATGATCCTAACTCAGAAGCTATCACTCGAAGAACGATTGAGCTTTCGTTAGATCAGATCGAAAACGAGGTGCTTGTTGCCAAGACGCAAGATGACAAGACCGGATCACTTGCCATGCGGCGTTTTCAGTTCCTTTTGATGGGTGCTTCGTGACAGACGTTATCAAGGTTTTGGGGCAGGCTGATGTCAGTGCGACAACCGTAACCACACTGTATACCGTCCCTGACCTGACACAAACAACCGTTAGCTCCTTGGTGATCTGCAACCGGGGTGGCTCTGGGATCACGTTTCGGGTCAGCATTCATGTCGGCGGCGCTACAGCAGATGACAAACAGTTTATTTTTTATGATGAAGACCTAGCAGCAACGACCAGTAGAACAGTTGTGATTGGGATCTGTTTAGCACAATCAGATGTCGTAAAGGTTTACGCAAGTGCAGCAAATGTTAGCTTCAATATGTTTGGAGTGGAGACCAGCTAATGATGAATCAACAACCCCCGTTCCCAATGCAGCCTATGGCAGAGCAGATGGCTCAACAAGGCAGATACGGCGACAGCATGATGGTTCACATGAACCCTATAGAGGTGGCTGGTATCGCATCTCTGTCGCCTACAGGGCAGCTCACAACCAACCCAATGACAGGACAGCCTGAAGCGTTCTTGCCTTTCCTTGCTCCACTGCTGGGTAGTCTAGCGGGTAGTTCATTGGCGGGTGGCGCTTTAGCTACAAGCCTTGGGCTGGGTGGTCTGGGAGCACCAGCTATGGCAGCGATTGGCTCTGGTCTCGCTACTACAGCGGTAACAGGTGACATAAAAGAAGGGTTGCTATCTGGACTTACAGGGTTCGGCATTGGAAAAGCTTTGGGCGCTGCCAAAGATGTTGTGGGCGGGGTGACAGAAGCAACAGAGGCGGTAACTGCGGCAGAGCAGGCTTTGGCGAAAGGGACCGAAACAGCAACACAGGAGGCAGTGAAGGCTGGAACAGACTTAGCGAGCGTCGCTCAGAACCCAGTAATACAAGAACTGCAAGGTGGTGTTGAAAAAGCCACAGATTATTTAGCAACAAAGTCTCCAGCAACGACAGGAGAATTACTTACTTCAGGAGAGGGCTTGCTTGAGACAGGCAAAACTCTGTTAACACCCGGAGCCGCTGTCCCCATAGCAATTGGTGAAGGCGAGCGAGCTGCTATGAAAGCTCAAGAAGATCGCGACCGCATGTTTGGAATGAGGTCTGCTGAAAAAGAGGAAGAGTTGAGAGCGGCA